ACATCTCGGTAAAACCCACCGTCATAGATTGCACCGGCTCAGTCTGGTTTACCGACCTCATGCTGCAGGAAGGCGACAAGGTCACCGGCTTTGTCATCAACACCGGAACGCTTCTGGAAAAATACGACGGCGATGATGCCACAACCGGAAAGAGATTTTATAACGGCATCGTCCGCTCCGCTGCGACCTGCGTCATTTTCAACCTCGGCTCCACCGCTGCCGGTCTCGACTACAAGGTCTATCCGATTCAGTCAATGGCTGCAGGAAGCATCTCGCTTGCGCTGGGTGAAGGTGCCCATAAGGCGACCTTCAAAGCTGCCGCAACTGCCGGTGATGAGTTTGACCTTTTCGCTTCTACGAGGGAATGTCTGAAGAACGGCGCAGCGACCACTAAGGACGGCTTTTTTCAATACTCTGCTGCCGGTGACAGCAAGCACCCGATTACTGTGGAGGATAAAAAGTCGGCTCGCATCTATATAGAATTTCAGGAAATGCAGGACGGAGGTGATGCCCTGTGAGCTATGATTATTTGAAAGGCCGCAAGTGTATGGTCTGGACATTCATGGGCAATTCCAGAATGTATCAGGCGCTTGCCGCATATGGAGACCGCCTCTCGCAGGTAGGTCTCTTTTCTTTTAAGGTATCACGCACCGGTGTCATCACGGAAAGCGGCGTGGCCATTTCCAATATGCTGACCTATATCAACCGCTGGCCGCACATCAAATGGCTGCTGACGATATCCAACGATGGCACGAACAGTATCTTTGCAGTTCTCCGGGATAATACGGACAGCGCTCAGGATACCTTTCTTTCGGAGATTGTCCGTATCATGGAAAAATATCCGTGGTGCGACGGCATTGACATCGACCTTGAGAAAGGCGACGGATATTCCACGCACGCTGCCTCTACGGCGATGTTTCGGAATATCTATAACACGGTAAAAGGCTATGACAGCAGCAAGCTCATGAACATCTGCCTACCGGGTATGAATTCCATTAATGGTTCGGTCGGCGGTGAGAACTGGTGCGTTTACGGCGACCTTGACGCTTACTGCGATACGGCGGCCATCATGAGCTACGGTATGGCGTGGGCGGGCTCTGCTCCCGGTGCCGTCTCTCCAAGGGACTGGCTTGAGGGCATTTACGACTACGCGGTCACGGTCATGAATCCGGAGAAGATCTTCTTCGGCCTGCCTGCATACGGCTGGAACTGGCAGATTTATGATCTCCCCGCAAACCTCGGTAAAACCTATCGCGGGACGTCAAATACCTACTACGCGGCAAAGAACTGGATGACCGGACAGTATAACTTCACGGACGATGCTCCTCCGCAGCCCTTCATCCCGATCCTCGCATACTGGGATGATTACGATATGGTGCCTTGGGCGCTTCCGCAGGTCTACGACTTCATGGAAGGCCGGGATGCCACAAGCTACGAATATCCGCTGATGAACGGAACCTATAACAGACGGCACTACCTGACAGCCTACAGCAAGGAGCAGCACACAGAGTTTGGCACCATCTATGTGAACGCGGACGGAACAACAAGCACCTACTCCGGAATCGTATCCTTTGAAAACGGTGTGGCTACTCTCGGTGATGCTGGCTCTGCCACCTATACCTTTTCCGTTTCAAGCGCCGGAACCTATGACATTGCCATCCGGCTCTGCTATCCCTTCTGGGATAAGAACGGCATCTATGTCTCGATTGACGGCAGTACGACGCATTTTACGGAAAGCAGGCTCTGGTGGCCATATTGGAGGAGCACCTTCTGGGCGACACTCGCCAGCGGCATTTCACTATCTGCCGGGACTCACACCATCGTAATATCCGTGGATGTTAAAGGTGTGCAGTTTTATGGCTACCGTGTTTGCAGCAGCTTTTCAGAAGCTCCTTCTGCGGGCAGCGCGACCTTTACGCTCTCACCTCGTCACTTTATCGATGTGGACGGAAATCAGTGCCAGCCTGACAGGGCTTTTAAGCTCACCTGCGAAATGCTCAGGCGAAAGCCGGACTCCGCCCTCATCTGGTATGAGGACTTCCGAGATTATGGCGTACTGGAAACAAACTACTACACGACGCTTTCAGGCTCTTGGACGGTATGGCGCGAGGATGAATATTCCGAAAGCCGCGTCTACTCCCAGCTTGATGGCTCCGGGAAGCTCGCATGGCGATACGATGGTTTTTCGGATATTCATCTGCGGGCAAGGCTGGCCTTCCCGGCGACAGGAAGTGGCAAGGCCGGAGTATTCTGCGGCGATCTGTTCTGCTGCCTGAACTACAGCACACAGGCTGTGGAGCTATATAACGGAAGTACGCTCCTTGGAAGCTACAGCCAGACCATTGAGCGAACAGCAAATGCTGACCTTCGTACTGATCCATCCATGTACACGGTCGAGATGCGTATCCGTGGAAACAAGGTGTGCGTCTATTCCGGCTCATCCTATACGCTGCGCTTTACGGCCACGATCAGCGGCTTTTCCGGAGGCTATGCCGGATACCGGTCAGATAATCGGACGGTCTGTGAGCTCCTCCGCCTTGGCGATGCATGGACTTACGAGCCCTACGAGCGCTTTGATGTAACCTTCCCGGACGGAACCGTTACACAGTACGGCAGGATCAGCCGGTCGAATGTTACGTGGGATACCGAATTTCAGGTGTTTACGCTGACCTCGGATATTGAGGAGGATGCGACACGCAGCGAGGGCATTTCGCTGGATTATGAGTTCTACCACTCCCACGAGCTTGCCCTGACCTGCGGAAACGATTATACGGTGACCATCACACCAAAGGATATCGATATCTGGATAGCGCGGCTCTTTCTCGGAGACGCAGACGGCTTTTCCATCCTCTACTATCAGGACGTGGATTCGCTCGTTTACTGGGCAAATGAAGCGGCCTACCGCTGGGGAGTGAGAGGCTTTGCCATGTGGTCACTTGGGCAGGAGGATATGCGGCTCTGGGAGGCACTGCCAAAACAAATATAACTTCATACACGGATACAGTTCATAAGGCTGTCTGCATGATGCAGGCGGCTTTTATTTTGCACAAAGGAGGGATTTTCTCATGAAAGAATTCTGGAACACGATCCAACTGGTATTCACCGCTGTCGGAGGGTGGCTTGGCTATTTCTTAGGCGGCTGCGACGGGCTTTTGATCGCGCTGGTGATCTTTGTGACCTGTGACTACCTGACCGGCATCATGTGTGCCATCGCCGACAAAAAGCTCTCAAGCGAGGTCGGCTTTAAGGGAATCTGCCGCAAGGTACTGATCTTCCTACTGGTGGGCATTGGAAACATCATTGATGTTCAGGTGCTCGGACATCCGGGAGTGCTTCGCACGGCGATCATCTTTTTCTACCTGTCCAACGAAGGCCTGTCTCTGACAGAGAATGCAGCACATCTCGGCCTGCCGGTACCGGAGAAATTGAAGGAGGTCTTAGAGCAGCTCCACGACCGTCACGATGAGGAGGGAAAATAACATGACGAGAAAAGGAATCGACGTCAGTCATTGGCAGGGAACCATTGACTGGAACAAGGTCAAAAAGGCCGGTATCGAGTTTGCCATCATCAAGGCTGGTGGCTCCGATGCCGGTTGTTATACGGACAGCAAATGGGAAACAAATTACAAAGGTGCGAAGGCTGCCGGTATTCCCATCGGCGCTTACTATTTTGTCGGAAAAGACTGCGTGACAGCTGCCGCCGGAAAGGCAGACGCTGAACGCTTCCTGCAAATCCTAAAGGGCAAGCAGCTGGAATATCCGGTCTACATGGATAACGAGGCACAGCCTGCCTCTGCCAAGGCCGGAATCACTGAGGCCACCATCGCTTTCTGTGAGACGATGGAGGATGCCGGATACTTCGTCGGCATTTACGGCTCCGCTGTTTCCGGCTTCAAAGAACGCATGGATGATTCAAAGCTCACGCCCTACGCCCACTGGGTAGCGCAGTATACCAGCAAATGTACCTATAAGGGCGACTACGGCATCTGGCAGTATTCTTCCAAGGGCTCTGTGGATGGCATCAGCGGCAACGTGGATCTGGACTACGGCTATGTGGATTACCCGACCATCATCAAGAACGGCGGCTTCAATGGATATGCGAAGGAACGCACGCCTGCCACTCCCGCTCCGGCCACTCCGACAAAGACCGTGGATGAGCTGGCGCAAGAGGTGCTGGACGGCAAATGGGGAAACGGAGCCGACCGCAAGGAGCGCCTCACTGCTGCCGGATATGAC